TCTGCTCAGGTGCTAGAGATCGCAGCAGAGGAAGTTATCCCTGCTGAACCAACAACAGAAAGCGAGCCCGAAAAAGTGGAAGAAACCACAACTCCGGTTGAAGCTCCAGCAGTTGAAGCAGCGGCAGTAGAAGCGGCTCGCCCAACAGTTGCAGCGAATCTCCAAGTACGCGAGCGCATTGCTCCAATCTCATCAGCACAATACCTCGAAGCATCAATGAAGGCAGCACTAGGCGATGACGAAGCTCGTCGCACAGTTCGCGCCGCCGATGATTCGACAAGCACCAATACAGGTTTGACGCTCCCGTCTCACCTAAACACTTTCATTACAGACACTTTCACAGGTCGCCCAGCATTTGAGGCAGCTACACGCGGCTCACTCGCAGGTATCGATGGAATGTCATTTACAGTTCCACGCCTTTATACCAACGCTTCATCTGCTGACGTTGCTCCAACAGTTGCAGACACAAACGAAGGTTCAGCACCATCTGAGACAGGCATGACATCTGCATACGACACTATCTCAATCGAGAAATTCAGCGGGCTCCAAAGAGTGAGCTTCGAACTGGTTGACCGATCTAGCCCCGCCTTTATGGAATTAATGATGGCTGAGCTCAGAAAAGCTTACGAGAAGGCAACAGACGCAGCACTTCTAGCAGCTTATGTTTCATCAGGAACAACTGCTGCAACAACAGCGGCAACAGCAGCAGGACTTCAGTCATTCGTATCAGTCGAAGGCGCAGCAGCATACAAGGGTACAGGTGGAGACTTTGCAAACAAGCTCGTAGCCTCTACTGATGCTTGGGCGGCAATCGCCGGATTTGCGGATTCAACTGGGCGTAGCCTCTATTCAGCTCAGGGTGCAACACAGAATGCATCAGGTAATGCGGTAGCAACTTCGGTTGTTGGCGGCGTACTTGGTACAGACCTCATTGTTGATCACAACATCTCAACTTCAGGCGTTGTCGATAACTCAATGTTCCTTGTTGCTCCATCATCAGTTTACACATGGGAGTCACCAACAACTCAGCTCCGCGTAAACGTTCTTACATCTGGCGAGATTGAAATCAATCTCTACGGATACCTCGCTATCTACCTTGCTAAATCAGGTAAGGGCGTTCGTAAGTTCAACCTTACATAATAGCAATACCCTAAGTCGCTCAAGGGGGCTGCCAGAGCCCTTGCAGCTCCCTTGAGTCTTTAGAAAGGACAACATGAGTACAACAACAGTTGCAGAACTTCGTACCGCACTAGGTATTGGAACTCTCTATACTGATGCAGTCTTGCAGTCAGTTTGTGATGCTGCTGATGATGTTATGTTGCCTTTTCTATGGACTAACACGACTCCAATCGTAGGACATAGCAACACCGCTACAACCGGCACTTCATACTTTAATGACTATGTGCAAGATGTGTTCTATGTCGGCCAAACTGTAAATATCACAGGCTGCGGATCTAAGCACAACGGCAACAAGACAATTACCGGAGTAGGCGAGAAGCAGATTAGTTATGCCATTACTGGCAACAACAATGTGCCAGCAGTTTTCCACCCAGTAAATCCTTACGGCACAGTTGCAGCAGACACTTATGTCGATTACACAACTATCCCTGCTATCCAAGAGGCAAGCCTCATGATTAGCGTTGCAATCTGGCAGGCTCGTCAAGCTCCAACAGGACAAGGCGTAAGCATCGATGGATTCGCTCCAAGCCCTTACACAATGTCTAATCAACTTATGGCTCGCGTACGTGGCTTACTTGCACCATATCTCAGCCCTAATTCAATGGTGGGCTAATGCCAGCGATTACCACCCTACGATCTAGCATAGCCTCGGCTCTTACTGATAACTCTAAGTGGTCAGTATTCTCCTACCCGCCAGCAAGCCCTATTGCTAACTCTGTGATTGTCAGCCCTTCTGATCCATACATCACGCCGACCAATAACGATTACACCTCAATCGCTCCTCTTGCTAATTTTTCAATAAACATACTTGTGCCATTGCTAGATAATCAAGGCAATCTTGCAGGCATTGAAGATGACATCGTGCGAGTCTTTCAGCTCTTGGAAGCATCAAGCATTGTGTTCAACGTAGGGAGCGTGAGCGCACCAGCGGTTCTCAGCCTACCTACCGGCGATTTGCTGAGTTGTACAATACAGGTCAGCACCCTAACGGAATGGAGCTAATCGATGAGCGATTGGACAAAGGAGCAAGCCGACTTTCTAATCAAGATCGGTCAAGTTCCACCAGCAGCACCAGCACCAAAATCAACTACTAAGAAAGATGAGGAATAACTGAAATGGCAGTATTCTTAAATAACGGCGTTGTACTGACAATCAATTCAGTTGATCTCTCAGACCACGTTACAGCAGTCACAATCAACCGTTCATTCGATGAACTCGAAGTCACAGCAATGGGTGATGGCGGTCACAAGTTCGTGAAGGGTCTTGAGGCTTCCTCAATCACAATCGACCTTCTCAACGATACAGCTACATCAGAGGTTCTACAGACACTTCAGGCTGTATGGGGAACTAACACAACAATCACAGTCAAGCAGACCAACGCTGTTGTCTCTGCAACTAACCCTCTTTACACAATGACATGCCTTATCAACAACACAACCGATATCAACGGTTCTGTAGCTGACATCGCAATGCAGAGCCTTACATTCAACGTATCAGGTACAATCGCTGTAACAACAGCGTAATAGAAAGCAAGGGCTAACATGGCAAAGCTAAAGGTAACAAGGGCTGACAATTCAGTACAGGAGTTTGAGATAACTCCAGTAATTGAGTACAGCTTTGAGCAGCACTTTAAGAAGGGTTTTCACAAATCCTTGATAGAGGACCAGATGCAGAGTTCTGTGTACTGGATTTGCTGGGAAGCCATTAGACGTTCGGGTGAAACAGTCAAACCTTTTGGGGAACAGTTTATTGAGACTCTCAAGTCAGTTGAGGTCTTAGAGTCTGACCCTTTAGGGTAGATCGGAACTCCCTCACCTATCTCGCAGCTCGCTTGAGTTACGAGTATGGAGTTCCTTTCCAAACCATTGTTGAGTTATCACCGATGGCTTTCAAGGCACATTTAGAAGTTCTTAAGGACATAGCGAAGGAGCAGAAAGATGCGTATCGAAATTCGCGGAAACGCTGACCTTCGCAAAGCAATGCGACGCTTCACGCCCGACCTTGAGAAAGCCTTACGCAAAGAGATTGGCGCAGCTCTTCGCCCAGTTGTAAGAGAAGCAAAGGGATTCGTTCCCGCATCATCTCCTATGTCTGGGTGGGCTGGTCGCTCATTTAGTGAAGGCAAGTTTCCAACCTTTAACGCTTCAATCATGAAGGCTGGCATTAAGTATTCTGCAAGCCCTAGCAAGGTAAACGCACAGGGCTTCAGCTCGATGGCAAGTGTTCAGAACAACAGCCGCGTAGGTTCTATCTATGAAGGCGCTGGTCGCGCTAACCCTAATGGACAGCCTTGGGTTGGTCCTAAAGGATCTGGTAGCAACCGCTACAGCAAGTCCAGAAATCCTAAAGCCGGACAACAATTTATTGCTAATCTGCCACCGCTTGTCGGCAGCCTTAAGGGTCGCGGTCGCTTGATTTATCGCGCTTGGGCTGAGAACAGAGGCAAGGCAGAAGGAGCAGTTAATAAAGCAATTGACACAGCTCTTGCAGAATTTAGAGCTCGCGCTAAACAAGGTCTAGGGAAGGCAGCATAATGGCAACAATCTATGAAGAGATTAAGATTGCTTCCACAGCTGACACTCGTGGATTTAAGAAAGCTGAATCAGCCGCCACTAAACTAAATAAGACTCTTAGAAACCTAGGTTTAGCCCTTGGCACAACTGCTCTGGTCTCTTATGGCAAGGCGGCAGTCAAGGCTTTCGCAGCCGATGAAGCAGCAGCCAACCGCCTAGCCACGGCAGTAGATAACCTTGGGCTTTCATTTTCGCAGGCTAAGGTCACAACCTTTATCGCAGAACTTGAGCAGAGCGCGGCTATTGCCGATGATGTACTTCGCCCAGCCTTCCAAGGATTACTCACAACAACTGGATCACTTACCCAGTCTCAGAAACTGCTTAACGATGCAATCCAAATTAGTCGCGCAAGCGGCGTAGATTTAGCCACAGTAGCAACCGACTTAGGTAAAGGCTATGTAGGCATTACTAGAGGCTTGATTAAGTACAACACAGGATTGACTAGAGCAGAGATTACAACCAAGTCATTCAACGAGATTCTAGGCATCATGCTTGCCCGCTCAGCCGGTTCAGCACAGGCTTATCTTGATACAACCTCTTACAAGATGGAAGTCCTTACAACAGCAGCAGGCAACGCTCAGGAGACAATCGGCTCTGGTCTAGTAGATGCCTTCGCTAGAATTGGTGGCGGTTCTTCTGCTACCGATGCAGCCAAGACAATCGACACTATTGCTAAGTCAATCAATACTTTGACTCAGGGAGTCGGACTTGCAGTTGCCGGATTAGTCAAACTCTACAGAGGCTTTGAATTCGTTGGGAGCCTTGGCGGTTTACTTAGTGAGACAGGTCCAGTATTCGGACAGTTTGCAGAAAGAGCACCTTCAACTAATCGATCTAAATCTCCAGCAGGCACAGCACAGCGCACAGCCCAGCAGCGAGCAGCAGAGGCAACAGCAGCCAAGCGAGCCAAGGAATTAGCAGCTTTACAGACTAAGCAGGTTAAGGCTCAGAAGACTTTGACTGACGAGCAAAAGAAGCAGAACGCTCTTAAGAAGGCTGGGTCTATCTTTGACCTAGAGCAAGTGCAACTCATTGCTGCCCTTAAGGGTAAGTTATCTGATGAAGATCGTAAGCGAGTAGAACTCCAGTTTGCTTTGATTACTGGCAATGTATCAGAAGCCAAGAAACTAACTAATGAAATAGCAGTTGCTCAAGGCTTAGGCGAGAAGCTCGCAGGATACCTAGCAAGCCTTCCAGATGCTAAGAACCCGTTTGCTTCATGGGGAGCGTACCTCGATATGCTTGCCAAGAAGGCTTCTTTAATAGTTACGGGCGATCCTAATTTCAACAGTTCTTTAGGCTGGAATAACAATCCTTCATTCCCTGAAATTCCTGATGTTCCAGAAACTAATGTGACACCATTCCCTAGATCAACACCCGGCAGCTTCCGCAGGGCAGAAGAACAATCAAACCTGACTGGACCAATTCAGGTTTCAGTCAATATCGATGGAAAGCAAATTGCTTCTGCACTTCAAGATACTTCAATGTCAGGCACAGGATCATCTATCAATAGACTTAATGGCGGCTGGTCTATCTCGTGACATTACCTGCTGAAATATCCGTATCCTTTGACTTTAGCTCGGGTGCGACTTTTGGCTATCCATTTACTATCGGCGATGCTAAGTATGGAGTTCTAGGCACAGGCACACTTGGCTCATCTACAGTTCCAGTTCCTATTGTTGATTTAACGCCTCAAGTTCGTAACATAACTATTAACCGTGGCAGAGATATCCAAGCAGACCAGTACATCGCTGGCACAGCGGTTGTACGCATCATCGACCCTGACTCTTATTTCAACCCACAGAACACAGCCAGCCCGTATTACGGCTATCTAGTGCCTTTGCGCAAGGTGCGCATCTCAGCTACAACAGCGACAACCCAAGAGTTCTTATTCTCAGGCTATACAACTGAGTACCGTTATACCTATGACCAAGCCGAGCAGATGGGCTATGTAGATATTTATATTGCAGATGCTTTCCGCTTGTTTAATCTAGCCCAAGTCACAACCGTTACAGACTCAGGAGCAGGACAGGCAACCGGCACACGCATAGGCAAGATATTAGATCAGGTGGGATTCCCTGCCAATATGCGCACAATCGCTACTGGTCAATCCTCTTGCATCGCAGACCCCGGAACGCTACGCACAAGCCTTGCAGCAGTTAAGAACGCTGAGTTCTCTGAGCAGGGTGCGTTCTTTATCAACGGCTCAGGCACAGCAGTATTTAGAGATAGAAATTCAGTTGCTTCATCTATTTCTGGAACTCCTATCGAGTTCAATCAAACCGGCGATATTCCATATAAGAACCTAGTGTTTGCCTTCGATGACAAGCTCATCATCAATCAAGCTCAAATAACCCGTTATGGCGGCACAGCCCAGTTTGCAGCCAACGCAGATAGCATTGCCCGATACTTCCCTCACCAGTACAGCGCACAGGACTTGGTTATTGATACAGATGCCAATGCCCTCAATATCGCTGCCACTTATGTAGCCACTAGAGCTGAGACAACAATCCGCATTGACCAGATGCTTGTTGATCTATTAGACCCAGCAGTACCAACTGACACAATGATTGGCTTGGATTACTTTGACAATCTAAGAATCAGCAATATCCAGCCAGACGGCTCTACCATCACTAAGACTCTGCAATGCCAAGGTCTATCGTGGAATATCAGCCCCAACAGCATGAGCGTTACAGTAACAACACTTGAGCCTATCGTCGATGGGTTCATCATAGGAAGCACAGAACGCGGTATAATTGGCGTGAGTGCAATGACTTACTAGGAGATATAAATTGGCTACAGGCTTTCCATCAGCAACCGGAGACATTCTCACAGCAGCAATGTTTAACGGTTTAGTGACTTTTACAGTCGATTCAGATCAGACAGCGGATTACACAGCAGTCCTCGATGATGCCTATCAGGTCTTAGTGCCTATGAACAAGGCAACAGCCGTAGCGTTCAAGATTCCTACTAATGCCTCAGTAGCCTTCCCAGTAGGCACAGCAATCACAGTTCTTAACAAGGGTGCAGGCACAGTCACAATCTCAGCAGTCACATCAGGCACAACAACAGTTCTTTCAGCCGGTGCAGTAGCAGCTTCTCCAACCTTGGCTCAGTACAAGACAGCGGTTTGCATCAAGACCGCAACAGATACTTGGTATGTAGCAGGAGCAATCGGGTAATGATTGGTGCAATTACATCAGGACTTTACGGTTCTCCTTTCATTGCCCCAACAACTCTCACAGTAGATTATTTAGTAGTTGCAGGTGGCGGTGGTGGAACGGGTGGTGGTAGTGCCGGCGGCGGTGGCGGTGCTGGCGGTTTGCGTTGTACAGTAACTGCAACAGGCGGCGGCGGAACACTTGAGTCAGCTTTAACACTAAATTTAAGCAGCAATTATACGGTTACAATTGGTGCTGGCGGTGCAGGAGCATTTAACACCAATGCAACTAAGGGTTCAGATTCCGTATTTACAACTATAACTTCTACAGGCGGCGGCAGATCAGAAGTTGCTGGTGCAGGTACAGGCGGTTCTGGTGCAGGTGCACCAGCAGACGGCGCGTTCTATTCAGGTGGTGCAGGTACTACTAATCAAGGATACGCTGGTGGAAACAACAACGCAGGTTCTCCTTATCCTTCTGGCGGTGGCGGTGGAGCTTATGCTGTTGGTGGTACTGGATCAGGAAGTCAATCAGGTTCAGGTGGTTCTGGAGTAGCAACTTCAATTACGGGTTCATCGGTTTATTACGCAGGCGGTGGCGGTGGTGGCGGTACAGCTCAAGGCGCAAACGCAGGCTCAGGTGGAACAGGCGGCGGCGCAGCAGGCAGACAAACAGGCTCGCCTTCAAACGCTACAGCTAACACAGGTGGCGGTGGCGGTGGAGCTAGAGAAGTTGCAGGATCTAATGGTGGTTCTGGAGTTGTAATTCTTTCGTATCCATCAACTCACACAATAACAATTGGCGCAGGATTATCAGGTTCAACATCTACTTCTGGCTCTAATAAAATAACAACAATCACTTCAGGCTCAGGAAATGTGAGTTGGGTATAATGGCACATTACGCATTTTTAGATGAGAACAACATTGTCACAGAAGTAATTGTTGGCATTGATGAGACAGAACTAATTGATGGCGTGAGCCCTGAGAATTGGTACAGCCTATTTAGAGACCAAACCTGCGTTCGTACAAGTTACAACGGAAAGATTCGATATAACTATGCAGGGATTGGTTATACATACGATCCAATCGATGATGCGTTCATAGCTCCAATGCCTGAGTGCGGTCATGAATCCTTATTGCTAAACGCTGCAAAGCAATGGCAATGTTCTGAGTGTGAAATTATTAATCAAGAATTGCTTAACGGAAAAGCATGACTCCCAAGTTATGCAAAGCCGGACAACAGTTAAGGCTTCAGATCGATGATTCTTACAGTTCAAGGGATAAGTCCAGCGATGGGTGGCTTGGCGATTACCGTCATTCAACGCGTGCTTCTGACCACAATCCTAATGAACAAGGTATCGTCAGAGCCATTGATATTGACAGGGATTTATCTGGAAAGAAGAAGCCTGACCTCATGCCTGACCTTGCGGATCAGATTCGACACGCAGCAAAGTCTGACAAGAGAATTGCTTACATCATATTCGCAGGAAAGATTGCTTCCCCTCGCATGGGGTGGCGCTGGCGCAAGTATTCTGGAATCAATCCGCATGACCATCATTGCCATATCTCTTTCACTACAAAGGGCGATACAGACGGTTCGTTCTTTAATATCCCAATGATAGGCGGCACAGCATGAACATGAAGCACCCAGCAATAGTCTCTCTTGGAGCGTTCCTAGCAGTCTGGGGTACAACCTCAAACTTCGCTTTGGACTATCGCTCAATCCTTGGTTCAATCGTGGCTGGAGTATTTGGATACGCGAGCCCTAAACGATGAGCCAAGAGAACTTCTTTACTCTTTACTTTGCGAGCTTGGCAGTCATAGGTGGCTTGGCTGGGTATGTCATTACTCATTTACTCTCTGAAATTAAGAGACTTAACTCGCGTGTCGATGAGATTTACAACATACTTCTAGATCGATAATAAAGCCATGGCGAGAACTAAGAAGGTCATTGACCTTGATACATACTCAGCTTTAGATGCTTATTGCATTGCTCTGCATGTTTACTACACCAGCCTTCGCAAGGCTGGATTCTCTACAGACATGGCGTTCTGGCTTCTGTTAGATCGTGAGTCCTATCCTGACTGGATTCTGCCAGTTAAGCCCATCGAGAAAATATCGGGTAATGACTACGATGACGATGATGAGGACTAATGAAGCGAATCGTTATTCTGAGCGACTTGCAAGTTCCCTTTGAGGACACGCATTTAACTCAGAACATTGCAAGATTCCTCAAGACATTTAAGCCTGACCAGACAGTAACCATCGGTGATGAGATTGACTTTCAGACCATAAGCAAGTGGTCAGAGGGAACACCCCAAGCCTATGAGCAGAGCCTTGGCGATGATCGTGACAGGTGCGTTCAGCTTCTTTGGGAACTAGGGGTTACAGACTGCATACGATCTAATCACACAGACCGGCTCTATAACATCATCATGAAGAAGATTCCCTCATTCCTATCCTTGCCAGAGCTGCGCTTTGAGAAGTTCATGAAGTTCGATGAGCTTGGCATAACCTTCCATAAGAACCCTATGAACATCGCTCCTAACTGGATTGCAGTCCACGGAGACCATACTCCTATCAAGCAGCAGGGTGGGCTCTCAGCCCTTGAAGCAGCCCGTAGGCATGGCAAGAACGTCATCTCAGGACATACTCACAGGGCAGGGCGTAGCGCCTTCACAGAAGCCTCTGGCGGGCGTTTAGGGCGTGTTCTGCATGGAGTTGAGGTAGGTAATCTCATGGACTTTAGACAAGCCTCATACACCAAGGGAACGGCTAATTGGCAGCAAGCCTTTGCAATCATGTATGTCAAGGGTTCTAACGTACAGGTGGACATTATCCACATCGAGAAGAACGGCACATTCATTGTGCAGGGCAAAGTCTATGGTCGCGCCCGCTGAGATAGGAATTCCCTGCTTTGAAGATGACGACCCGTCTCAAATCGTTATCATTTCGTTATCTAAAAAAGGCGGCTGTCGCATACGCCTGATGTAATCTGAGCCTAACAACAACAGAAAGGGCTCACCATGATTACCAATCATGATCACATAGTTATATTTTCGATGCTCATTGGCTCACTTCCCGGCTTCTTAATTGGCTACGCCAAGGGGCATGAACACGGCAAGATTCAAGGCAAGATAAATGCCCGCCGACTTATTAAAGCTCAGACCCAGCATCAGGTTAATCGATGAACGCCCGTGATTACCTCAATGAAGCGAGAGCTACTATCCAAGACCGAGGACTTGATTACGGTCACCCATCGGACAATATGCAGCGCACCGCAGCACTCTGGAGCTCATACCTCGAAATGCCAGTTACAGATTATCAAGTGGCGATGTGTATGGCATTGGTCAAAGTCGCAAGGTCAAT